ATGTCTGGATAGTTCTTAATCCAAAATTTCATAAACTCCATAATCAATTGTTTTTCGGATTTACATTTTACATATGTTATATCAGTTCTATTGGATTTAAACTCACCTGTGCCCCAAGTTATGATTTGTTTATTGGATTGATTCTTAACAGTAATTGCTAGTATTTCTTCTGTTGGATTTTCTACATCAGGAAATCCATTTTCAGCACTACACTCAATATCAACAGTAAATATCTTAATATGGTCTTTAGAAAATTCTAAAGTACCAGGATAGTTATCAGAAATATATTGATACTGGTATCTATCCATACCATAGATAGGTGCGTTATCTGTATTGTAATTCTTTTTGAAGTCTCTTGCTTTTGATATACTACCAAATTGTATTGGTTTTAAATATTGACCAGCAAGTGTTTTATGATCTGTTTCTTGTTGAGTAATAGCATATAGTGTTGGACTATATTCAACCTTTTCTTTAAACTCTTTGCCTTCGTGTACACCACGGACTAAAAGTTTACCTCTATGTTCTATTACATTTTTATAAAAGTTCATCATCACGTAAAAACAAAGTTATATTATCAAGTTCTTTAGTAAGAAAGATTTGACAACCTAATCTACTAATTCCTTGTTTATAACCTTTTTCATATTCTAATAATTCTTGTTCTGGTGTATTATAATCTATTGGACCGAGTTTGTCAATCCAAGCGTTACTAACATAAACGTGGCAAGTTGCACAGGCACAACACCCTCCACAAGTCGCAGGTATTTCTTCCAGATTAGCTTCTTTTGCTGCTTCCATAACAGTAAAACCCTCTGGAACCTTTACTTGGACTTTTTCGTTATTTGTCCTTATAAAGTTTACTGTTATCACTTAATAGTAGGTATTCTTGTTTCTGTTATTAGACCAGGATTAGGTTGTATAATACCTCTCCCTAAATGTTTATTATACGAATTTAATATTTCATTTCGTGGAGTTGCTTTAGTAATTATTTTATCTGATGACAAATTAATTTCTTTATCTTCCGTATAAGGCATATACGGCGTCATACTTAATTGTACCTTTGCGCCTGGGGCTGTTTGTACTGGTATTATAACGAACGGAGTTTTAACCGTTGTATTCTCGTTGTCAGATTTGACAACATCACAGATTATATCTTCACCTGTGGTCATTCTTAATATTTTCACACTTGACATAATATCTCCTTTTTATTATATAATATCATAATTAACTTTTAAAGTCAATGTTATTTTTCAAAACCAACTTTATCTTCTTTGCCCTCTTTTTCTATGGGTCTTAATCTCTTACTTAATACAAAAGTTCTATTAGGATTGACACTAACATTCATTTGACGCATTAAATCTCTATTAATAAGTATGTCTGAACCTGATCTAGGTCTTTGATCTAATCCAACTTCTATATTTTTATAAGTAAATCCATTAAATGTAATATCCATTAATATAGTTGGTCTAATTTCTGACGGTTCTTCACCATCAGCATTTGCTCTATAAACTTTACTTGTTCCGTGTTTTGGTTTAGAGTAAACCTTGTTATCATATTTCCATTTAATAATTTTACCTTCTTCTATAATTTCATCAGCGTGTAATGCACAAGCAAGTGAACCATTACCTGTATCAAACTTTGCTCTTACTAATCCTATTTTATCTAGTTCAACTGTTTCTAACCAACCACATTCATTAATTGCTTGTCTATCCCAATGAGTTCTTTTAGAAACCCAATCTATAAAGTTATACATTAAAGTTTCGCCGTTAATTCTACCTGATGGTTCTGGATCAGAATAATAATCTTTGTATTGATAGCCTTCGTAATCAGCACCTGAACCTGGACTTCCATTAACTTCTAATATGTAAGGTTTATTATTAAAGATAATATGATCTACACCAACCATATACGCTTTTGAAGCTCTACTAGCTCTTAATACAAGTTCTCGTTCTTCATCATTTAATTTATATGGTGCTGCTTCAGCGCCTCTATGTGTATTTGATCTAAAGTCATAACCACTATGAGTTCTTTTTGTACTTGCGAATATTTTATTATCTACCACAAAAGTTCTTACGTCAAATTTAGTTGGCATATATTCTTGGATTAATAATTCAGCATCGTGCTTCCATAATGCCTGTATAGTAGATACTAATGACTCATAACTTTCTGATTTGATTACACCGATACCTTGTGTACCTGTAAGTGTTTTAATAATCACAGGAAACTTATTACCAATTAATTTTACTGCGTCATCTATATTTTTTTCGTTAGCAATAAAAGCAGTTCTTGGTGTAGGTATATTAAACTTCTCAAACAATAATGCTGATGTTAATTTATTTGAACAAGTCAACATTGCTGCTCTTGTATTGACCATAAATGCTGATGAGTTTTGAAATGCTGATATTAAAGAAAGACCTGCCTCATCTTCGGCAGCGCCAGCTCTTGTAACACATACAGTATCTTTGCCTATAAAGGTATGTTCACTATCTTTACCATCAAAGTTATAAACTGTTAATGTATTTTTTTCTTCGTCTTTTTGTGTGATAATAGCGTATTTTGTATTAATAATAATACACTCAAAACCTTTTTTCTTACACGCTTTCTCTATTAAAGAAACAGTAAGTTCTTTTTTATTAGGTTCGCCAGCTTTTTGTGATTTTATTTTAGGGTTAGACTTTGTAATAATAGCAACCGTAATAGGTTTCTTCTTACGTTCTAAATCTTGTTCTACAAAAAAATCTTTAAACTTTGGTATTTGCATCGCTGTCTTCTTCTTTGGTTGCCTTTTTACCTATGTTATATTTTGCTAACAGGTTCCATTCTTTTTTCTCTTTGAAAGGCAATACTTTTATTTGACTTAACGGTGCTCTGCTTTCCGCAGCAACAGCATCCACTATGTCTATTAAGTTCCAATCTTGTAATAAGACCGCAATTGTATTTCGTCTTTGAATATCGTTTTGTACTAGAGTTGCTTTTTTACCATCTAAAGCAAATAATTCTTTGAAGTGTACTATGTAATATTTTCCTTGCTTATGAAGTATATGACAAGACTGATATAAGGTTTTGTCTTTACGACTTGCTACACCGATACGTGTTAGCGTCTCTCTAATTTTTAAAAAGTCATCAGGTTGTTTGATGGTTACTTCTAACATACTATCCTGATTCCATTGTATTTCGTCACTCATTATTTTCTCCCGCCTTTATATAAGGACTTCTTTATAATTTCAATTTGTTTTTCTGTTAGTATGTTGAGAGCCTGTTTTGCTTTTTCATTACTATAACCATAATACTCTTTGACATACTCCAAGTCATTTAATTTGAATTGTTTAGGCCACTTTCCAAATCGTTTTCTTTTTCTTATACTATTTAGTAGAAAATGAAATTGTATCCTATTGTCTAGGAAGTGATAACCATTCATTTCATTAGCGGATGCTATACAATCATAGTGTAAAGACAACAATTTATTTACTATAAAAGGCGGATACTTCTTGGCCCAAAACGGGTCATCCGAATCAAGTAGTTTTTCTTTAGTAAAATTTATTGCGTTTAGATAATCTCTGAGTTCGTACATTATTTTTTGTGTCTACCCATATACCAATCACCAGGTTCGTAATTCCATTTCTTACCGTGATGACCACGTACATCAGCATACCACATTCGTAACTTAACTATCAAAGTTCTCCAAAATGTTCTTCGTGCCATTGTTTAATCAATCCTTCTGATCGTATTTAGTAATCTGTTAAACCCCATAACCATAAAGCTATAGCGATGTACATAATTGGTTCCATTAGATAAAACCCTCCAAAGTTCCTTGTTTTTTATTTTTATATTCTTTATATCCATTATCTCTTGTTAACTTTACTATTTCTATCATTTGAATTTACACGTTGCCATTATTTCTGTTAAACAAGCAACCATATTGATTTCTTGGTCTGCAACAAATGCTGCCTTGTATTGATAACCTGCGATAACAAGTATTGCTTGTGGAAGTGATTTAGTGTCTAAACTTTGATATAACAAGTCATAGATCACTCTAAAAAGATGAGAAGGTTCTTTATCTAAATTATCTACAACCCACTTTCTCATATCATTAAAACGTTTATCTTTTAATGATTTAACAAGTTCTTTTGTATTTACTTCAGATAAACTAAACAATATACCACTATCAATCTTACCTCTAACAGAATATCTTTGTAGTTCGTTTATAGTTCTACGAAAGTCTGGATAGTGTTTTTGTATAAGTTCTGCTAATATCTTTTTATCAAACTCTATCTTTTCATCTTTTAAGATAGACTCAATACGTTTCATAAACGCAGTCGCAGTTTTAACACGTTGACCATTTACTATTTTAAAATCAATAACTGTACATCTACTATGTAGCGCTGGTAATATTTTGTTCTTATAATTACAAGTGAATATAAATCTACAATTATTGTAAAATGTTTCTATGAAATTTCTTAACGCAGGTTGTACTGATTCTGCGCTCATATAATCTGCTTCGTCTATGATAACAACTTTGTGATTAGCGTCTTCTGTAAGAGATACTGTACTAGCAAAATTCTTAATCTTATTTCTAACGGTATCAATATGTCTACCCTCGTCAGAACCATTGATTATGATATAATCACAACCAAGTTCTTCACATAGAGCTCTGGCCACAGTTGTTTTACCTGTACCAGGACTACCTGATAGTAATAGATTTGGGATTTCTTTTTTGTTTAGAAATTCAGTAAATGTTTTCTTTAACTCTTCTGTAAGAATACAATCACTAATTTTTCTAGGTCGGTACTTCTCAACCCATAAAAAATCGGACATTTAAACCTCCTAAAACTCTGAATCAGGTTCTAATGCTATCCAATATTTTACGTTTTTATTTCTGTTAACAAAATGACTTATTTTCGCTTTAGAAATAACAACATCATAATCGTCAGGTATTTGTTTAAAGTTTTCTGTTTTAAAGAAAGCAGTAAACTCTTTATCAGTTTCACCGATATCAACGCTATACGTGTTAGATGTTTTATTCTTTTTATCGTTAGCAATAATTTTAATCTTCTTGCCATCACCTTTTACAGCAATGTCAGGTAGATTTAAAGCAGTAACACCTTTCATAAATTTAGAAAAGTTATCTTTAGTTAATACAAAAGATACATACTCATCTGGTAATTTAATTGATTTTGTTGGTGATACTATTACTGACTTGTCAGAAAAAAAGTATTTTAAGTTTTGAGATTTGTTTGATAGATTTACATATCCACTACCATTAAATTTAAGTTCAGGTGACTCTAATAACTCAACTGATCTAATAAACTCTGGTAAATCATAGATAGCAAATTCACTATCAAATTGTTCTGATACCTCAGCCTCTGCCAAGATATTTTTCATTGTTGACATAGTCTGTACATTTTTTCCTGGTTTAAACAAAATGTTTTGATTAATTTCCGAGAAATTTTTTAATACAGCTATCGTGTCTGTTGACAACTTCATATATTCACTCCTTCATATTCATAATTTAATATCATAACTTCATAATATAAGGAAAAGAGCGCCAAGTCAAGTCTCAGCGCTCTCTCTATTTTCAGAATCCAAAGATTAAAAATCCTATGAATATACCCATTAAAACGGATGGTATTGCACTATACGCTAATGGATAAGGTTTCTTAACCTTTTTCTTTATGCCATAAGTGAGTGTTTCCCACTCCTCTTGCGTGTATGGCCACATATTAGTCTTCCTTCTTACTAAATGTTGTTTTCACGTCTTCGGCCCAATCAGTGTAAAATTTTTGAACTGCTTTGAAATAGCCATTCCAAAATTCTTTTACTTGACTGTATGTAGGTAATGATCCAAACATATTATCTCCTTCTTTGAGTTAATTACTTAACTTCAATTGTTTTAGGTTGTTTGTGTTCTGGAACAATTCTTTCCAAAGACACTTTTAATAGACCATCTTTTAACTCTGCGCCTTTAACTTCAACGTCTTCAGCGATTGTAAAAGATTTAGAGAAGTATCTTTTAGCGATACCTTTGTGTAAGATTTCACCGTCTTTTGATTCTTCTTTGTCTTCTTTTTTAGATTTAATTGATAGTACGCCGTCTTCCAGACCTACTTCAATGTCATCTTTTGAATAACCAGCAAGTGCGATTTCAATATCGTACTTGTTTTTTCCTTGTTTTACGATATTGTAAAACGGAAAAGACGGTGCTGATAACATTGAGAAATCGTCATCAAACATTCTCTCAAAATGGTCAAACACATTGTCAAACCCTACGGTTACTGGTCTTAATTGATTAAAAATAGAAAGTGCTTTATTAGTCATTATAACCTCCTTGTTAAGCAAAGTTTTCTAATATAAAGACAACCCATTATGGCGTTGTCTATGTTATTTATATAAGTACGAATTATACAATGTCAACCCCCCTTATATAAAAACTGTGGCAGTTTCTTTTGTCACGGAGTGCGAACTGCCAAAGATCACCGTTATTGCGACACCGACTTTGATTTAGAATCAGGTTAGTCGGCCCCTTTTTTTACTCTGATAAAGACTTATGAATTGCTTTATCACATAATATATATACGTTCAACTATGAGTAAAAACTTTAAATTCCTAGTAATCTCTTCATTTTGGCCTGTGTTTTTTTATAGTTTTTAATGGCCTCTTTTTTCTTACGTCTTTTTTTCTCTGACGGTTTCTCAAAGTATTGTTTTTCTTTATAATACTTTACAATACCCTCTTTTTGAACCTTCTTTTTTAAAACACGCATCGCTTGTTCTAAATTTCCGTTTCTTACTTGTACTTGTATTGGCAAAATTATTACCTCCTTTTATGTTTGCCACTAGTGCTAGAACGGAGGGGCTGAACGCCCCTCCTAGGACTTAACACTATGAAGATAGATTATTGATTGTAGGGATTAGAGTATTCCTCTTCCTGTTCATCAGACTCACTATCATTGTCATCAATCATTGAAGCTGTCTCAGCTTTTTTCTGATCGTCAAGTATCTGTTCAGCACTTGCGCCAGAGTCCACTTTAGTGTACAACTCAACAAATGAATTTTTTGTATCATCATCAAATCTATTCGTACATACTTGAATAGCTTTGAGTTTATCACCAAAGATTGCATATGCTTGTGTTATATGAACCAATCTTCTGGTACTGATAATCTCATCAACACCACCATCGTAAAAAGTTCTTCTGATAACATCAGCCCAAGTTACTAACTTGTCACAAAAGCTATCATCTTTTTTACCTGCGGCTTTTAAAGTGTTAACTAATATCTTCTTCTCAACTTTTTGAGTAGGATATTTCTGCTCAAACGTAACTGGAAATCTTTCCAAAAACGCTTCGTTTAACACATTAGTTCCAATAAACTTACCGTCTTCACTACCTTGACCTTTAGTATTCGCTGTAGCGATAACGTTAAATCCAGGTTTTGGTTGAACGAATTTATTAATCTTCTTAATAAAGACACCAGAACCTTCAAGGATTGGTTGAAGACACATAATCTTATTACTTGCCAAATCAATCTCATCAAGTAAAAGAACAGCACCTCTTTCCATTGCCTCTACAACTGGACCATTGGACCAAACTGTTTGACCGTCTTTAAGTCTAAACCCACCTAATAGATCGTCCTCATCAGTCTCAATAGTGATGTTAACCCTAATAAGTTCTTTTTTAAGTTCGGCACAAGCTTGTGTAATGGCCATTGTTTTACCATTACCAGAAAGACCTGTAACGAAACAAGGATAAAACTTACTGGATTTAATAATATTTTTAATATCTGAATAGTTACCAAAAGACACGAACACAGGGTCTTTTTTAGGAACCACATTACCAGTCAAAGATGAAACAATATATGCTGCCTCAACTTTTTTAGTCTCTGTACCTAATACCTTTTCTGTCTCTGGTACTTGTTTATCTGTATCTAAAGGTAATTTGTAAATACCTCTATCAACTTTATACTTGTCCTGTTTTAACCAAGACTGATTCTTATAACCTTTTTTCTTAATAAAGGTATTGATCTCAGCCCTTGTTACCATATCCTTATTGTAAAATTTGTAACAATCTTTTACAAAGGATTTCTGATCGTTGTTTAGTTCAATCATAGTGTTTTTTCCTTTCATAGTTTTCATAGTTTATACATTAATAATATCAGGATTATCATAGAAGTCAATAGCCTTATTTGCGTTGATTTTACTAGTCATTATGCCACCCTTTCTATGAATTTGTTTAATAATACTCTACTTTTGATTCTGTTTATCATACTTTTTTTAAACATATTTCTAATATCTTTAACTTTAGAGTTTTCATTTACGTTGTCTAAATTATGATTTGATACATCCATATCCTTACCATTAACTAAAAAGTAATCTGTGTAACCATATTGTTGTACAGAAGCACATCTGTCTTTAGTCATTGCTTTTGTAATTCTAGCTTCTTCTTTATCTCTTTCACTCCAGTTATTACCTATAACATTAATGTATCTACCAAGGTTACCTCTTCTAACTCTTTTAACAATATAGAAACCAATAGTAGTTACATTGTGTTTTTTTCTAATAATATCTAATAACAAACCAGTTGCTCTTGAAAAGTAATCATCATCATTAGAATAAGATTTATTTTTATCAACAATAACTAAATTGTCACCATAATTTCTGTCACTAGTAGTTAAACCTTCTTCTGTGTTATAAGCTTTTTTGTAGAAACCACTATTAGCACCACCGTCTGTTAATGTAACAAAGTTCATTTTTTCTACTTTGAATTTATTTTTAAACATTGGTATAAGTTTTTCACAAACAATTAAAGCTTCATTTAAAGGTGTTGAACCTAAATAGTATCTACTATCTGGAGACCAAGGTGTACCTTGTTTAAAATAATCATAGTCTCTATTTCTAAAACTATATCTGTCTGTCCAATAATCTGCCATAGTATATAACCAGAACAAAGACTCATTTAAATTCTTTTTAGTTAAATTACTATTTGCGATATTGATTAAATTAAAATTGTCCATTATAGCGTCACCGTGTTTATACTTAAACACATTGTTTTTAAGATTGTCCATATCTACTCTATAACTACTTTCTTCTGATCTAACATACTCGGTAGTAAATGCATAAACATCAAACGGAATATTAACTTTACTACAAAACATAATTAAGTTAATTAATTGATCTATTGTTTTACCAATACAATCGTGCATTGATCCTGACCAATCTAATAACATCATCATACCGTGATTTTTTGCGTCAGGTAAAATAGTTAATCTTTTGAATAAGTCATCACTAAATTTGTAATCTTTTAATTTTAGAGGATCAAGCTGACCAGTTTTATCTGTAGTCGCTCTCTTATAAGCAGTTGCTGATTTTTTCAATTCAAATTCTTTAACCAAATACATAACAGTTTTTTTGTTATCATTTAAAAACTTTTTGTATTGATCTCTAATATAATCATAATATTTTCTATTACTTGAATCTCCTTTAGATTGTTTTACATAATTTGAAATCATATCTTTTAAGAAAGTTTTATTAGAAACAATAATTTTTGATAATATTGGATCAGGCATTGTTACATAATTAATTGACTTGGCATCACTATTATATAACTTCTCTTTATTGTTCTCATAGTTCTCATCAGTAATTGCTCTCAATTTAGAACCTCTACCACCACCAGGACCTTGACTATTAGTTGCTTTAGATTGAGTACCATTTTTTTCTGCGTTTTCGTCACTAGCAGATTTATCTGATACTGCATAATCATCTTTACCTTTATTACCACTAGCTTCTTTTGAATCTTGGGTAATATTATCTGAATCCATCTCATCACCTTCGTCATTTAAATTATAGTTTTCTACGATAGGGTGATTATCAAAGTCAGGAAGTTTTTTCATTTTTTCAACTTCTTTTTTCTGCCAATCTAATAATTCTTTAGCTAGTTCAACAACATCTTTAAATGACTTTAACTTATCTACTTTTTTCAATACTGATTTAGCATAGTCATCAAATATAAATGGTAATCTTTTTGAAGACTTATAATATAAGTTAATTTTATCAATTAACATCAAATCTTTATTAATATTTTTATCTCTAGTACCAAAGAAATTATTGTTTTCTAAAACATCAAAACCTTTTAAATAATTGGTAACACAACCAGGATATTTCTTTTGAATAAGTTTATCAATTCTACAATCTTCTAATACATTTACGTATCCTCTTAATTCGTCATCTTTCATTATAGTTTCCCAACCACCTTTGAACGGAGTATATAAAGCGTGTGAACATTCGTGTGCGATTAACATATCAAACACATCACCGTTAGGTTGTTTAAATATAGGGAAAGTTAATACTCTGTTTAAAGTATCAAATGAGGCAGTTTTACAATTATTATATTGTACTGTAATATTCTCACTTGCGATTAATTTTGCGAGTTGTGATTTTATATTAGTGTTTATATCCATACTAGCTAATGTATCAGGTCGCTATTTAAAAGTCAACCCTTAAAAAAGCGTTGATTTTACTAGTATATTTATGGATGGATGTTCTTACTTTGTTCTTTTTATCACTTTTTCGTATATATTTTGTGATAGATTCTTCATCATAATGGGTGCTACCATACGTCCGATTCGTTCAGCTTGTTTATCAAAGTTACCTTCTAGTTTATAATCATCTGGTAAACCCATAATTCTTTTCAATTCTGGTATAGTAAATTTTCTATTTTTATTATAATGAAATACACCAGATACACTCATCTGTTGTCCTCTTTGTGTAAGTGTTGGACAAGGTTTAGACGGACACGGTCTAATCATATTAAACATAGATTTCTTATAGTTTATATCTACAAATTTATAGTTTTGTTCTGTGTCCCATTCTAAATGTTTAACATCTGTGTTTTGTAATTGTTCTAATCTAACATCTAAATCCGTACTAACTGGTTTAGCATTCTCTTCTTTAAATCCCATATTCTTGTATTCATCCCATTTTTCTCTAGGTATGATACGTATTTCATTCTCACTAGGTTTAACGTGTCTATCTGGATTTAAAGGTAATATCTCTACCCACTTCTTTTGAAATCCGTTTTGTACATAATCAAATAATTCTTTTTCTTGTGCCTCATCATTTACAACATTTTCTATTGCTTCTTTTAGAGATACCTTTTCTTTTTTAGGTGTTGGATAAACTTCACTAGCCATTGTCATCCAATTTAATTCTGCCTTATCTACTATATCGTTTCTTACTGCTACAAAGAAACATCTTTGTCTTGCCTGTGGTGTATCAAAATCTGCTGCGTTTAATACTTGACCTACTGCAGTATAACCTATTCTTTCAAATTCATTTATTATCTCATTGTATTTTTTAATCGCTTCACCCATAAGAATACCAGCAACGTTCTCGCCCACTATTACTTTAGGTTGTATCTCATCTGCTATTCTAATAAACTCAAAAAATAAATCTTCTATATCTTCTACTTGTTTTCCATCTGAATATGTCTTTGTTTGTTTCCAACCTTTTTCTCTTTTACCAGCAACACTAAACGCAGAACAAGGTGGAGACCCATCTAATATATCTAACTCACCTTTTTGTATACCTGCGGCTTTTAAAAAGTCTTCACCTTTTAATTGTTTTATATCACCAGGTAAAACTGGAGTGTCAGGATAGTTCGCTTTATAAGTTTCTACTGCTGCCTCTACAAATTCATTTACACATAATACTTTACCACCTGCTAGTCTATAACCTGTACTAGACCCGCCACCACCAGCAAAGGTAGATATGACAGTAAACAATTCTTTTTTAGAATTGTCTATAACATCTTTTAAGTAATATGGTTTATACATTATTTCTTTTTCTTTTCTTTGAGGATTCGCCCATAGTTCGGCCAACCAAACTTATCTGGTGTCTCATCCACATAACGCCAACGAATAATACCAGTATCAGGATTTCTTTCATAAATTTTATCTCTTGTTTTCTTTTTGTAACTTTTCGGCATATTGTCTATCCTTTCTTGCTAGTTTATGCGCTTTTTCTTTTGCCATATTTAATTTAAATTTAGATACTCTTTCAATAAACAATCTACCTAAAGTGTGGTCGTATTCGTGTAACGCACATCTAGCCATCATACCTTTAAGTTCTACTGTTTGTTTTTTACCCTCTTCATCTTCATACTCTAAAGTACACTCTTTAGCTCTTTTGATATTTAAAAATAGATATGGGAAAGTTAAACAACCCTCTTTCATCATTATTGTTTCTTCGCTCTCTTTAACAATTTTAGGATTAAAACAAGCGTATCTTTTACCTGCTTCTAAAAAAGGATGATTACCCATAACAAACATATTGTATGGTAACCCTACTTGACTAGCTGTTAAACCTAGACCACCCCAAGCAGTCATAGTTAAAAACATATGTTCTGTTAACTCTTTTCTATCTTTATAACCAAAGTCACTTAATGCGCTATCACTAAATGGTGCGATAGCAGATTGTACTCTAATATCCGATGGTCTTAATAAATCTAATGGTGTCTTCTTTCTTTCGTCTTGTTTTGTATCTTCTTGTTTTATTTCTTCTTTAGACATTTTGTAATCCTGTAAAGTTATGTTCCTTTTGAAACTTTATTATATTTGTAAATTTATCAAACAATATATCCCCTTTATGACTTATAACAAAAATATTCTCTTTTGTCAATGTTTTAATGATTTTAAAAAAATCATCTGTACCCTGACCATCCAAACTACTATCAAATATCTCATCTAATATCAATAAATTAGTATTCATACTGTTTTTCATTTTGGCAATTTGACGCCAAGTAAACAATAGGGCAAGATCAATTCTCATCTTTTCACCCTCACTAAAATTGTTATAATCAAACGTATCCATATGTCTGCTCTTAACTGTTTCGTTAAACTCTTCATCTAAATGAAACGATATAAAGAAATCCATAGCTTGTAAATGTTGATTAATTAAAGTATTCATTATAGGTAGATATTTGTTTACTATCTTTGTTTTAGCACCTTTATCAGATAATATCTCTCTTGTTATATCTACGTATTTTTTTTCCTCTATAACACTATCTAAATCTTTTCCTGCTTGTTCTAATTCTACATCTAATTCTTGTAATTGTTTTTCTATGTCTTCTTTACTTTCATCTTTATTACCTAATAGTGTAATCTCATCATTTAAGTTATCTGTGTAATCTTTAAGTCTATCTAATGAAGTGTTTAGTTTAGATACCTCTACATTTAAATCATACATCTTACTTGATAGTGTATTAAATTCATTTACTTTTGTTTGTACTTTGTTAATCTCATTCATTAAATCTTTCATACCATCATTTAAAGTACCAATCTTTGCTGTTTCGTATGCTATCTTTTCACCTCTAAATGTGGGCTCTAATTTTTGTGTACAAACTGGACAACTTTCATTTTCTTTAAAAAAAGATAAAGTCTTTTCGTGTGTCTCTATGTTTTGTTCTATCTTTGTTTCTAATTTTTCTAATTGTTTTAATTTGTTATCGTATTTTTCTCTCTCTTCTATTCTAACTTTTAAACTGTTATATTCTTCATCTATTTTTCTAATGTCTTCTAAATATTTTTTTTCTGCTACTTTATTATCTTCTATTTTCTTTTGTTTATATTCTACATCACTTAAACTTCTGTTTTTCAAATCATCTAAATGTTTTCTTTGTAGTTCTTTCTTTTGTTGAACCAAATCTTTTTTATGTCTTGTATCTGTAATAGATTGTGCTAGTTCACCTTGTTGACCTCTAGCTAGAATATTCATATGTGTTAAAACTCTAATATCTAACATTTCTTCTACTACCTCTCTTCTATGTTTAGGTAATAGTTTCATAAATGGTCTATATGATGAAGAGCCTAAAATAATTAATTGTATAAAAGCTCTATAATTTAATCTTAATATTTGATCTATTAAAACTTTTTGATAATCTACACTTGACGCTTCTTGGTTTTGTAAAACTCCGTCACAATAAATTTCAAATATATTAGGTTTAATACCTCTTATAATTTTATATGACTTTGTACCAATAACAAATTCTAGTTCAACAACAGTATCACCAGAATTGATAGTGTTTACAATTTGTTCTTTTTTAAGATTTCTAAATGGTCTATTAAACAAAGCAAAACACAAAGCGTCTAATAGTGTTGACTTACCAGAACCATTTGGTCCTATAACCAAAGAAGTTTGATGTCTATTTAAAACTATTTCTATTGGTGTATTACCAGTAGATAAAAAGTTCTTCCATTTAATCTTTGTAAAAGTTATCATATTAATGTCCAGGCATATGTTTAGTTACAGGATCAACAAAAACTAAATTACCAGATACACTTACTCTCCTTTTATTTGCTTTATAAGGCGCAACAATATGTCTTAACATCGCTGGAAACATAAAAATATCTCCAGTCTTTGGTACTACCCCGTGGCCTGTTGATGCCCAACGTGGAAATGCTGGTTCACCATAGTAAAAAGATATTGTTCCAGGACCCATACTACTTCCTTCAAATCCACCATTTTCTTTTATCAAGTCTTCGTAAGGTGTGTCCAAATATATAACCCAACTTAATTGACCTACGTGTGAGTGTAAAGGATTAAAGTCACCTGGTCCCATTTCATTACACCACAAACTTATTAATTGAAATTCAGATGGATAGTTTTTAACTCTATGAAATTTTTTATATAAAGTAACATAATCATCAACGTATGGTTTCCATTGTTCTTTAAACCAATCCATATGTTGTTCTTCATATTTGTAGGCAGTATCAAAATGACTTGCTAGTTCTGTGTTATACTTCCTACCTTTTGATCCTAGACCTCTTTCTAATAGTTCATCTATAAATTCTTGTTTTGCTTTAGTTTTCCATACAAAAGGACCAAACTGCAGATAGCCGTGATCCTCGTTGCCATTTTCAGTTAACTTTATACTCATTCATTTACCTCCGTATGAAGTTCTTTAATATATGTTTTTAATTTGTTTCTATCTAAATCTGTGTCTATTTGATCTACATAGTTTCCTAAAAACGTTAGAGTGTCTTCGCCCTGTTCTAAAATATTATCTTTAACACTTGCTGTTATATCTGATTGTGTGTCTTCTATTATATTAATATCGTGTGTATTAATTTCATTATGTAATCTTTCAATAAATGTATCAAACATATCATTGTTAGTTTTATTAGTTACAAATATTTTAACAAAACTATTAGCATATTCTTTTATATCTTTTTCATAAAAGTTTGTTTCTTTATCATTGTATATTACTTTTTTGTGTATTCTATTTGGATTAGATATTCTTTGTAACTCTCTTGTTTGTGTATCAAAGACGTGAAAACCTTTTGGACATTTATAGTCTGACCAAGTTATTTCGTATTGTGTTCCTAGATAATAAATGTGACCATTGTCAGATTTTTTATGAAAGTGTCCAGAAAAAACTTTTTCAAATCTTTTAAATTGAGTGGGTTCTAATCCAACTTCATTTATATGACCATTGTGCATTTCAAATCCTTTGATCTCTAAATGACCCATACAAATTTCTGCGTTAGAATTATCTATTGCATAAATTGATTCTTCATAATTATCATCACATATCCAAGGTAACAATAATATATCTAGTCCATCAAAGTTTACAGTTTTAGGTCTTTCATATATCCAAGGTTCGTGTCTTTGATCGTAGGTAGAACACAGTTCCATAATAGCGTTTACTTCGTTTGTATTCTTGTAATACGTATCGTGGTTACCTAAAATAATATGAGTATCAATTTGTTCTTCCCATAATCTTTTCATAAACTTTTGTCTAAAGGTATGCGCTGTTTTAAAGTTGATAAATTTTCTTCTATCAACAACATCACCTAAATGTATTAAAGTTTTTATATTGTTTTCCTGACAATAGGGAAAAAATATATCGTCATAAAATTTCATAAAATAATCCAAAAACGCTGGACTATCATTCCTCGCACCAAAGTGCGTATCGTTCAACAATGCTATTTTCATTATATAAAAAATTCTAAACTTGATTTTACTTTAGTTGTTTTCTTCTTTTTCTTTTTTGTTGGTAGTGTTTCTAATTTAATATTCTTTTGTAAAAACTCTTTAAATTGATTTTTAAATTCGCCGTCTTCGTGTGGTTGTAAAGTCATATCATCCAAATTGTTATCCATTATTAGTTTTTGTTTAATAATAGTTTGTTTCTTTTCCTTTTGTATCCTTCTTACAAAAGCATAATAGATAATTTGTGTAAAATATGCAAACGGATTGTTTGATTTCGCTGGGTTAAAATTGTCTAGGTATTGTAAACAATTTTCAATTCCGTCACTTATCATATCGTCTCTAAATGTATAATTAATAAAGTTAGGTCTATACGATAAATGATTCGCTATCTTTAAGAAACAGCTACCAATATAATCATTAACTGGTGGCTTAGGTTTCTTTTCTTTTTTAGCTTTATTACATAACTTACGATAGTCTTTCATCGCCTGTAAAAATTCGGCGTTGTTAACGTAATGTTCTTTTTTTGCTCTGCTTCTTGCCATAATATTAATATACTATATCACCAGAAAAAAGTCAACCTTAAGATCGGCTTTTTACAAATGATTTTATCGCCTTACATAAATTTTTAAATTTAATTTCAATACTCTTATTTCGCATAGGTCGGGTCGCAATAATACCTAATTTAGGGGCTGGTTTCAAAGTTGACTTTTTCATAATTTTGTGTATAATTGAGCTTGTAGAGCGATGGCAGAGGTATAGAGTCTAGTGTATTGTAATATCCTCATCATCATCTAGTTCATCAAAAATTTCATTTAGTTTATTATTTTCTTCGTCAGAGAACCTCTTTTTTTCATATATTCTTTTACCTTGGGGAGAGGACTGACTTCTCATCATTTTAGTTTCGTTATTCCAGTTAACAACCACGTTATCATAACTACGAATCATATCAGCTGATGCAGTGGTGATTGTCATAATTTTATCTTTTGGAATAGTTATAATTATATCCTGACTATAAGATGTCCACTTTATAAGTGCCACGTAATCTCTAAATCCTTGAGGTGTAAATTGTGGTACGTACTTTACTTGTAATGGTTTTTCTAATCTTAATAAAGGTGACTTATCAGGTAACTGTTCTTTAGGAAAAACAGCGACCAGTTCATCACCATTCACTAGTTTAATAATCTTTACGTTTTTAGTGTTATTATCTTGGTGCATTTTTTCCTAACTCTATATTGTGTATTTCATAATCAAAGTCTTCGCTATTGTAAATATTTATTCTTTCGCTAAAGTGCTGAAGAGTATAATTTTGTTTTTCACCATACGATAAGTCGTCTGCTATATCATATAAAGTTGCTGCTGAATTATTATCTTTTAACCGAAGACCACGGCCAATACTTTGTAGATTACGTATCCTAGATTTTGTAGGACTAGCGAAAACAATGTTATGTAAGTTCCTAATATTAATACCAGTGCTAAAAGTACCATAACTAGCAATGATAATTGTATTGTCCGATTTTTCAGTAATGGCTCTAATCTTTTCTCTATCTTCTGCCTCAACGCCACCATAAACAAAGAAAACTTTTTTACCATCAGCTTTCTCCTCTATTAATTGTTTGAGTAATTTACCGTGTTTTTCAACGTATTGAAATAAACATAGAGAGTTACCTTGTAGCCCTAAACACAGATTACGAATATATTTATTTCGCTTTGTATTAGAAACTAAAAAATCCATTTCTTCTTGGTATGTTTTATCTTTTAAAAATTCTCTAGCAGTTTTATCGTGTTGTAATATTAATGCAATAATTTTTAAGTCTGCTAATTGTTTCTTTTCTTGTAGTTCACTTGTAGATACAACTTTATTAACTGCACCAAACAATCCTTCTAATACTAGCTTGTGTGTTTTACTACCATCTAACGTACCAGTTAATCCAATTCTATACTTACAATCTACAAGTTTAGTCATAATTTTTGTTAACGAAACAGCTTTAAATAGATGAGCTTCGTCACCTACAATCATACCAAATTGTTTGAACCATTTTTTAGGTTGATTATATATTGATTGCCAAGTAGATACAATAACTTTCTTATCTGTATCTTTTCCATAACCTTGATATATTTTATGTACGTGTTTTGTACTCCATCCATAATCAGCAAAGTCCTTTGTTAATTGTTCTACTAATGATGTTGTAGGTACAATAATTAGTATCTTGTTGTTTTTATCTTCTCTTATTCTTATTAAATTAAATCTAACTAAAAGATATATTATTAATGACTTACCACTTGCTGTAGGAGATAGTAGTAAACCTCTATTCTTTCTTATACCATAAATGAATGCATCTCTTTGATAATCTCTTACATCAAAAGGTATTTTAAGAGCTTGAATAAATTTATCCATACCCTTATCATCTATATCTGTATCTTTAATTTTAGTAGCATCAACTACTTCTATTTTGTTTTGTTTACACCAATCAACAATGTAAGGATATAAACCACAATATATTTGACCTGTAGCATAAGAGAATAATCTTATTTTACCATCCCATACTCTATTACGAAACTGCGGCATAAACTTAAAACCAGGTACCTCAAATGTAAAATACTCACCTAGTTCTCTTCTTATATCAGCATCAGCTTCTATTTTAAGATAAACTTCGTCTCTTTTTTCTATGATAATATAACGTGGGGAAGGCATTTATTAGATTGCGCCACTAGTAAACTTTCGCCAATCTATTGCATTCTTAATAGTAAAACCTCTATTAGATATTTGTCTAATTGTTCTATCTAAAAAATCTACAGTCGTTTCTAAATACTTTACTTTCTGATCTATCTTAATTATATCTTCATCAGCTTCAATATATTTGTCAACGTCTTGTTTTAGTATTTTTAAATTGAAAGGTTTTAATTGGTATACACTTGGATCAGCTTTACCAGTATAATATTCCCATTTTTCTTTTTTTAGAATACTATACTCACTTGTAGCTCTTGTTAATAATAGTTTAAACTTTGTTAAGTGTTTTAAATATTTGTTATGTAATTGTGGTGTTTTTAATGATTCTAAATCTAATTCAGTATCATTAATTTTTACGTCTTTTTCAACTAATTCTTGTAATTCTTCTAATGTCATAATCTATATAATATATCACAAAAACTTTAAAAAGTAAAGTTTATGTAGTGGTTATTGTAGTTCTTCCTGCGTTTGTATTCGCAAAGTCAAACAGTTTGTAGTCAAATGTCACAGTGGCAGTCAAATAGTCAACGTCCTGAGCTTGTTGAGTGTATTGTAGTCCAGATAAAGATAGAGGAAATATATCTGAAAATCTTACTTCTGTTACGGGATTGTTTTTACTTGTAAGTATTGATAGAGTGGCATCCGACATAGTTGCGCCTGCACCAACAGCTTTATATTTTTGTTTACCTATTTCACTAGATACCTTTCCTTCTGATGTAGGAAATCTATCAGCGTTGGCATCTAACATAGTTCTAAATTCATCATGCCCACCTGGAAAACCTAGTCCTCTTAACCATCCGTGTATTTCCTGATAGTTTTCTAAATTTTCATCTACTAAAAAAGTCATAGTCAATCTTTCATATTGTAACTTTTCTCCTGGTAAAGGTATGTCTCTAAAAGGTGTAGGTTGTGTGTAATTATCTTGTATTGATATTCCAGGTAAATTAACCTGTGTACAAAAATATTCCACTTTAGGTAGTTTTATAATATTAAATCTAAACTGCGTTGGTGACGCATAATCTAGTTTTGTTGGTTGCCTACTATTTTTGTTTGTAACAGTCATACTATTATTTATCGTTCTTACAAGTAGTTGGTGAGAAGACACAACCTAATACTTTACCCATAGAACCATCATATACGTTAGGTTTTTTTGGTTCGCTTTTAGTAGGCATAGTCTTACACCCTGCTATCAAAAATAGCAATGCTACGATACCTATAATCCATAGATATTGTATTAGTATTTTTTTCATCCAAGTATTTATTATTGGACTATATCTTTATCGTCTATTACACCGTCTTTATTAGTGTCTAAATCTACATCAGCCCAACCAGTAACTCCAGTTTTTTCCTCAAGTTCTGAAATTGTATTACTCAATTCAGTTTGAGTATCTAACAAATCGTTTGTTGCTGTTGATACTGTTGTTTCCGCTGCACCTATATTAGATTCAATTCCATCAATCTCACTTATAACACTTTCTTGTTTACCTCTTAATTCAGTTATTTGATTTTCAATAACTGCTTTTTCTTCTTCTGTTAAAGTGTTATCCAGCATTTGATCTCCAAGTGCGGCTATTTGTGAATTGATACCTATTAATTCATCTTCTAATGTAGATACTTCCTCTTTGTAAGATTTAATTTCAGCTTCAGTTAAATCAATAACTGCCTCTAAATTTTCTATCTCATTTTTCAGACCAGATAAATCTTCACCAAAGTTTGCCAAATGTGTTCCTATATTAGCTTTTAATCCCATTGATTTAGCTATCTTATTATAAGTAGAAACTTTTTGACCGTGATTTTCTTTACTCTTGATGA